TACTCGTTCGCCGACATATTAAGGTCTTTATATGCGGCGTTAGCGTCTTGCATAATTTGCGCGGTGTTGGCTTGGTCAAAAATCTTTTCAACGCCGCCAGCAAGTTGCTCATACTCCGCAAACGATTCAACCGCGTTTTTTGTAATCGCGGCAATTCCGGTTGCGACCGCTCCGGCAGCTGCAAGACCGACCTTCGCCGCAGAACCAAAGATTTTTCCAAACCGACCACCAGCAGATTTTCCTGCCGCATCGGCTTCGCCGCCAAGCGCTTCTGTCAACTTTCCTTTAATACCTTCAGCGGAAGGAATGATTTGAACATACGCTTTTGCGATGTCCGTTCCGCTTGCCATTTAGTCACCTTCTTTCGGTGAGTTAAAAAAGCGTTCTCGATAGCTTTCAAAGTCATCGGGATTCGCAAACCGCCCATTGTTTCCAACAGGCTCTTTGTGTCTAAGTTTGTCGGAAATAGTCTCCGGTCGATTTCGGTTCTTTTCGCCGTCTTTGCTGTTGAGCCAACAAAGCAAATTGAGAGAGTCAACCGCTTGCGCTATCAAGTAAGTATCAAGCGGAACATCCAACCCCATTTGCCTTGATTTGACACGGGAGTTTGGCGTTAAACCAAAATAGAGCGCCGCCACAGTTCGTAGCGGCAGCGCCCTATAATCAATAACCCCGTAGGTTTCCAACAAGTCGCAGATTAGCGCGTCCTCATCCGCCGCGACCACACTGGAGAGGACAGTTATTTTTTTAGGTCGGCATTTGAGAAGATGTCAAAGAATTCTTCCGCAATGCGTTCGGTGGAGACTATGCCGTCTACGCGGCAATGCTCCTTGAACGCTTCGCGCTGTTCTTCGCCAAGAACATGATCGATTAATGTGACCATGTGCAGGATTCCGCCGTCCTTCTGCTGAATCCGCGCCAGAGATTCAAGCACTTCGTAATCATCACCAACAGAGTCGGCAATTTCATACTCAAAGCCAGATTTGGTTACTCCTTTAATCATATCGTTCCCTTCCCTTTTCAGAAATTACGCACTGATGTATTCGTAATGCGTATTGCCGGACGCATCCAGAGCTGCCGAGACAGTGACATCATAGCCAACCGCTTCGTCAGCTTTGTAAACAATGTCACCGAGTTCGGACACCTTGCCATTCGGGATGACAATGCGCTTCAGCTTGCCGCCCTTCTGAGCCATATCAATGACATAAACACCAGAAGGCGCTTCGGACGCATTGACCGTGATGGTAATCGCGCCGGATGCTTCGGTCACGTTGTCGTTGCCGTAGATAGCCTTCAGCGTGTCCACGTTCAGAGACTCGATAAGAGTAAACTGGAACGTGTCGTTCTGCGCGGTGAGAACGGTGTCAACAGTGTCACCGCCCCACTCCTTAATCTCAGTCGTTTCCTTAGAAAGCGAATTGGTCACGCCGTCTTCGGACACATAACCAAGATTCTTAAACGCAGCCGCAAGAGCGGTGCTTGCATCGGTCGGAAGGGTCGTGCCAGCAGGAGCAAAATAGATGCCGCCGTCAACGCGCCGCTTGCCAGTGGTCACGTTTGCCGCGTTGCTCATGTGTTATCACTCCGTTTCATAATGAGTTACATCGAACACGGCTTGATAGCGTTCACGCTTTCTGGTCGTGTCCGTAAAGTTGTAGTCAGAATTCAATGTCACATCAGAAACCGAATCAAGCGAAACGGCATCGAGCATTGTGTTGATTCCGACAAGGTTCATAGTAGCGGAACCGTATCTCGTTCCACCATAACTCTGCAAAGCAAAGGTGGCGTAAGCAATATGATTCAGCCTGTTTCCGCCCGTCTTCTCGAAAACATAGAAGCGCTCCGGCGTGTTTTCAATCGGAAATTCCATAAACACCGGGTCTTCCAGGTTGCTATTCAGATAGTCGTAAAGAGTCTTTTCAATCACTTAATCACCACCTTAATGCAAAGACTTCAAAAGGACATTGTTGTCCACGTTTTCCTTAACGCCGTTCTTGTTGATTGCGCTTACGCGCACCACAGAACGGGAAGGCATCGAGAATGCTTTAACACCGAAGTTTGCTCCTGCTTTCGCTTGCACACTGTTTCCGGCTTGGACAAGCGCAGATTCAATGCCATCAGAATGGAGCAATTCGCGGATTCCTTTGCTGTTTAGAACAACCTTGACATTCTTATACAAGCCGCTCCACCTTGACTTTCCTGTTCCACTTCAACGGCACATTGGCATCAATCCATTTCTGATTCGCGCCGAATGTTCTGAACATCTGCCCATAAAACCCAACGCGCACATCTGCCCAATTGTGGTTATCACCCTTCGGAATGTGCAATTCATAAACGGATTTCTTGCCGTATAACTGAAGGTCGGTAACAATGGCGTCATCGGTGGTCGGTGCAACCAGAACGCCGTTCACATCGACAGGCGTTTCTGTATAGGTGGGAACACCAAACGCGTCCACGCCCGTCTGTGTGCGTTCGTAGAGCGTGACAGTGATTCCTTTAATCAAGGCAATTCACCACCAGTTCTTGCACAGGACTATAAGAGCCGATCTGATTGCCGCCGCCAAGCAGTTGCTTGTCAGCTTTGCCAAGATAGAGTTCACCAGCGCCGCCGCCAGAACCGACAGTCCAACTTTGAGTATAGGGACCTGCGGTCATTGAGCCTTGCGTTGCTCCAAGCGGATAGGAGACTTCTTCGTCAGTGGCGTATGCGCGAATAACCATTCGGCAGCTGACAACGCGCTTGGCATCGTCTGCGGCGTTCGGAGCAAAGGAATCAATCAGCACCCCAGCATCACAAAGCAGAGCGGCAAGCTGAACCTTTTCGGTGTTGGTATAGGTCTTGCCAGTTCTGACCTCGATGTCTTTAATGGTGGCATACGCCATAAAGCTTGCCCCCTTACTTTTTGCTTCTGGTGCTTTTCCGAGTCTGCTTCTTTTCCGGTTCGGCAGGAGCATCAACAACAAGATGCCCCTGCTCTTTGAACCGCTCAACCAAATCTGCAGGAACATCCATAACGGTCCCCGTAATCCAGTTGAGCATTTTCACGCGCTCTGCCATTACGCAGTCAGAACGCTGAAGCAAGCCGTATCGGCGCGGAAACCAACCTCGATCTCAGCGCGGACAGCGAACATGTTATGCTCCCAAAGGTTGATGTTTTCGCCGCCGATGGTGAGCGAAGTCTGGTCGGCGAAGCGAATCTGAACGCCTTCGACCGTACCATACATGGCCTGAGTCCAGTCACCAGCAATACCGACATGGTTCGGAGAACCGGACACGAACGCGCCCTTGGAAACCACAGTGCGAGAGCCGAGAACCATCGGCACAGCTCCTTCAGCAACAGAGTTGATGAACAGGGGGCGCTTGTCGTTATCGGTAGCGGCAAGCAGGATGCCCTTGCCCTGCGGAGCAAGAACGATGCCGTTCATGATGCCGCCAGCAGTCGCAATCGCGGTGTCAGCGGCAACCAGACCAGCGTAAGCATCGGGAGAAAGGCTCTGGGCGGTAGCGCCGCCGAGCGTGTCGAAGTTAGAGCCGGGAGCGCCAGACGCAGCGCCGAAGACGGTGGCATCAAACTTCGCGGCAAGAGCCAGAGGAAGACGAGCAACAATTGCATCATACAGAGAAGCGGCGTCGCGCCGGAATTCATCGGAAAACGGCACGATGACGGCAAGCTTGTAGGCCTGCATGATTTTGGTTGCGAGAGTCGGATTACTGACAGGCTTCGCGCCAGTCTCCTCGACCCAACCAGCTTCGGGATCGCCAGTGATGACCGGGATGGTCACGCCGCGACCGGGCAGGGGGATCTGACGAGCAAGCTGCATAACAGCGCTCTGCTCCTGCGTTTTCTGCATAATTTCCTGTGCGACCTCAGTCGGCAGATTGATGTTGGTTCTGTTGGTGGAAATACCAGCCATTAGTAACACCCTTTCGTAATTAAAGATTTTCTTTCGCCCACGCCGCGAATTTGTCTCGCGTTGCAGGAGATTTCGGTTCGCCAAGCACCTCACCGCCGTCCGGCAGATTTGGGTACTTCGGCTTTGCAAACTCAAGGATGGAATTTGCTTGCGCGGTGCAATCTTCTTCTGTTTCTCCGGTAAGCAAGCTTGCTGGCACTTTGGTTTCTTTTGCGACCTTCTCACGCATCAAGCGCAGTGCTTCAGCCGCCTTCATGCCGTCCAGTTCGGTTTTCAGACTGGTGGCAAGCTGTTTGATTTGAGCAAGTTCGCCGCCGTCACCGGACGCAGTCTTGAGCGCTTCAAGAGCGGTGTTCGCTTCAGCAAGCTGGGTCTTCAGCGCTTCGCTGTCACCCCTTGCCTTGTTGATGTCGTTCCCGTTGATGCTCATAAGCTTATCAATCTGCTCTTGAGTCGCGTCCGGAAACAGGGATGTGATGTCGTCGCGTTTCATAGCAATTCCTTTCTCCACTACGCTTTAACGATGTCGCATATCGTGTGGTCGCGTTTATTACGCTTCGCCAAGCGAAGTTTGTATGAAAAAAGCACCCTTTCGGATGCATTAATCAACTTTGATTTCTTCAGCGGCAGACGATTCACGTTCTTTCTGCTTTGCATAAGCCGACCGCTTTTGCTCGTTTATCTTCTCGCGGTTTTGTGCGTAAGCATCGCGCCGCATGGCGTTGATGCGTTCGTTCGGTGTCGAGCCGTCTGCGCTTTCATACATTCGAAGATAGCGGTTAGGAGTATAGCCTTCAACAATCGTGCTATTATTAAACCGAATCGCGTATGTGCAGTCACAGTTAGCATGAATGTGTTCAGCGTGACCGTTCTTGATTGCCGCCTTGCTTGCCTTTTGCCATCCGCGAGAAGCAAGCGTGATACAGAAAGCGCAAGTATCACCGACCGGAATCCACGCCCATTCTGCACCGTCACGGAGCGCGTTTTTCATTGTCGTGTCAACCCCTGCCATCTTTACCATTCTACCAACAGAAGCGGAAACAATCTCCGCGTTTCCGGTTTTCAGCGTTCCTTGGATAGCTTTAGCAACCTCATTATAGGTCGCAGTTTCTGCCGGTTCCGCCGACGGCAATGCAATACCAGACGCGATGGCGGCGGCATCATACATCTCGCAAGCAAGCGCTGATGCCGCTTCGCCGTATCTGGTGGACAAGTTGTAAGCCGCGTAAATGAATTCGTCAAGCTGTTCCTGCGTCTTCGGCATACCGTATTCTTGGATGTAGTAAAGCATCGATTCGGTTGCCTTATCATTCACACGCCGGAGAGCCGCAATATACCGCGACCACGTTTTCTTTGAGATTGTCATGTCAATCCCCTTACGCCATCAGAAGTTCACGCGCTTGTTCTTTCGAAATGCCGATGGAAGTCGATAAGATGTTTACGGCTTGGTTTTCCGAAAGCTGTCCTGCCGTATATTGAGCAACAATGGTCAACAAGCTTTGCGTCTGCGCTCTGTTCAACGTCTTGTTCACGACATCTTCCGCCTTGTCCAGAGCATCTCCGGCAGCTTCAACGGCGGCGGTCTGATTTATTCCGCCCTGGTCTTGGCTTGGTTCGCCAATTTCCATGAATGTATTCAAGCCG